AGTTAATGCTGAAATATCTAATGGCTCCGGTAAATGGAGACCTAGAGCAATGAATATATTTCTTGCAATGCTTTGTATTCATTACGCTTTGTATGATATAGCACCATGGATAATAACAGTATTTGAGATTAATGTATGGATACCTCAAGACCCTGGATTTACAGATGGATTGTTGTCAGTAATTAAACTTGGATTGGGTGGATATATTTCAGGACGTAGTGTAGAAAAGGGTTTAAAGATATGGAAGTCTTAGCAAAAGGAACCAGAAGATACGATAGATATGACAGGTACAGACTTATTAAGTATAAATATACTGATTATAAATGCTGTTGTAAAAGGAAAAGCAGGACAATAGCTTTTGAATTATCTCTAGAAGAATTTACAGGTTTCTTTGATCAGAACTGTTATTATTGTGATAGAGATCCTTATAATATAACTGTTAATAAAGGTAAATCATACGTATACGAAGGAAAAGGTATGGGAATTGATAGAAAAGTAGACTCTATTGGATACACTATGAGTAACTGTGTACCTTGTTGTAAAGAATGTAACATGATGAAGAAAAGTATGAACGATAAAGAATATATAAAGCACTGTATTACAGTAGCTGCTATGTGGGAGGTTTAAAAATATGGAAAAAATAAAAGACATCTGGCAGGATATTACTAAGTTCTTTATTTCTAAATATGAAATGATTAAAAGAATGTTATTCTGGGGGTGGAAACTTAGGAACTCTTGGGATTTCGATGCTTGCACTATCTATGAAATATTATATTTAAAACTAACTAGGATATATAATTGTTTCCTGGATGATGGTCATTGTTTGTGGAACGATGATATAAATAATAAAGGAATGAGAGAATTAAGAACAGCTATTGAATTAGCAAAACGATTAAGTGAGGATACTTATACCTACTATAATGAAAAACATAATGAGAAGTGGGGAAAGCCTGAATTTAGTTTTGATAACAATGTATTTAAATCAACAAGGAATAAAGTTCTTAGTAAGGAAGACAAAATACAAGAGAAAAAAGAATTTAGAATAGCTTTGAACAAAGATAATAAACAGTGTATTAATGACCAAAAAGAATTATTTAAATTACTAAATAAAAATATTAGTTATTGGTGGGATTAGGAGGCAATATGGAAAGGGTAATAGAATTTATATACCAAGACAAAGACGGAACTAAGATAATAGTATCAATAGATGGAGATACCACATACGAGGAAGTTATTCAAAGCTTTAAGCAATTTTCTTTAGCAGTTGGATATCAGTCTGGAACAATTAAACAATATTTGGAGGTAGAATGAAGAATTTAGCTGTATTTTTAGGAGCTACTATAATATCTATTGCTTTTTGGAGTATATTAAGTAACGCTCCAAGGAATAGAAATTTAAAACCGTTTGAAAATCTAATTAGTATAATGGAAAGAACAGGTAAAAATTGTATAACTGCCCCTATTTATTTAAGATCTAAATATTTAGGTAAGTACACACTTTGTAAAGGAGTAATAAAATGAGCATATTTACACAACAAGACATTAAATTAGCAGCTAAAGCTGTTTTAGATGCTGAAATTCAAGACATTAAAGACGAGGTAACTTTACTTATAGAGAGTTTACTTCCAGAGCAATCTACTATTAGTCTAGTAGTGACATATAAAGGAGTGGTTGAGGATTTTGATTCTGATAACGGTCTAGATCAATTTCATGCAGCATTACATTGCACTGCATCTGGTAAATTATGTCTAATGGATCTATCTGAATGTTCTGAAAATGATATAATTATTAAAGTTAATACATTCTTAGAGACCTTTTCATAATGAAACTAGGTAAATATACCATATTAACTCTTTTAACTTTAAGTGTAATAATCCTATCTATTAGTACATATAGGTTGTATAACATAGATCAAGAGATTAAAGATGATTATAGGTTTGAAGGCTGTTTAATTGGTATTTATAATCTAACAGGTATGGAAGAGTTTCAATTCTGTGCAGCTACTATAATTAAGTTGAATAAACAATTAAAGGAGAAATCACATGACTAAACCACTATATGATGATAGAGGATTTATGAAACCTTGGGGAGAAAATGGATTACTCTTCACTACTGAGAACTTGGTGTTAGAGATGAAAGACGGAAACCAAGATAAAATTGACTATTCAACCCTCATGACCTGTAAAGCCATAACTAATGTCTTTGATGGTTTTGACATAACTTATGGAGATGAAAATGGAAACTGGAGCCATGATAATCATACTGCTTTATTATGTGCTAGTTATATACTGGATCTACAAATAGAGGATAAGTTCTTGTATAAAGGCTGGTATAGAAGAATTCATCCACGGGACTTAGGTTACTATTTATACCTATTCTACACCTCCAAACTACCTAAATTAGGGGTTATATCAACCTTATTAAGGGTGTTGTTAATTCCAACTGCTATAGCGATGATGGTATCATGTTATCAGCAAACTAAGGTTAGAAACGGTGTTACCTTCAATAAGACTGATGGGAAGCTCTTGGCATGGCTTAGGTTCAATACTGTACGTATGCCATTAGTAGAGAGAATATGTACATACTTAATAGAAAGGAATCCTATATTTGGTTCTTGGAAGAATGTATTTACTATATATTTTGGAGCAGATCATCCAAATAGTAACTTTGATGAAGAGGTTTATAATGATTAAATTACTATTATTACTATCACTTTTACAACCTGTTTATGCTAAGAAACCAAAACACAGACATAAGCATAAGCATAAATCTAAGATTGATAAGAAGATACGTAAGTATATAAAGAGTAAATACAGATACAAGACTACATCTGGATATAGAACTCATAAACATAATAAAAGAGTTGGTGGGGCTAGGAATTCATATCATCTATATAACAGAGCTAGGGATATAGTACCTACTAATAAGTATATGAGAAAGAAGATAATTACTGCTATTGCAGCTCATTCTCCATTATCACTTATTATATATGATACTCATCTTCACATTGATGATAGAGATATTAAGGTATGTATGGTCAAGACACCGAAGTGGTATCGATATTGTGTATTTGGTAAGGATGTCGTATATGAAGATAATATTGGTGTTGGTATCGGTCTAGAAATTGACTTCTAGTGTTGACTAGATACTTTAACAACTTTTACTGGAGGGTTCACCATGTCATCAGCTAGAGCCTTCCTTCCTCCGAAGAATAAACTTATAATAATTGCAGCAGCACCTATCAACCATTTAATAGACTGATATGCCCTGTTTATTGGATGAACTAATAGTTTTTGTTCTTTATGGTCTTCTATAATATTTTCTAATTGTGTTTCTGTTCTGATCTGGCTATCACGGATAACTCTTAACTCTTTTCTTATTTCTTCCATGATGTTAGATCTCTCTTCTGCTTTTAATACTTTCATTACTGTTCCTAATATTCATGTTTATCCTTATCTCTAGGCTGTTGACCCATACTTCTCGGCACTCGTTGTTCTGGTTGAGCATTTGGTATGGTACCATTAACTCTCAGATCTTTTATCTTCTCTAATTTCTCTACATAATTAATACTTGTATCTGTTTTTAATTGCTCTTCCAATTGTTGTTTTTCTTCTGGAGAGTAAACCTTACCGTCAAAGCCTTGTCCAGGTTCAAAGAAGTCTTGTGCCTCAGGTATCTTTGAGAACTCATTTAATAAAGCACCTATTGTACTTTCATCTTTATCTTTAAAAGCTTGTCTCAACATCTTAGCAGATTCTGGATCTACACTCTGAGCCAGAGCTATAATTGAGTCTTGTCTGGCTATAGCTGCTTTTGCACTTCTAGGTAAAGGCTCTTGCCTTATATCTGACTCAGCTACTATAGCAGCAACTTCCTCGTTGAATTGAACCATATCACCAGCATCGGCTATTGATAGTAATCGTCTCAATGATGATTCAGCAACATTAGGTAGGGCTTCCGATAATCTTAATGAGTTAAAAGCCATTGATCTATTTACTCTTGGTGATACTGACATTTGCCTTAAGACTACAGCGGCACCTTGTGCAACAGCACTGAATTCTTTTCCTACAAAACTAGTCATCATCTTGGCTCTTGCTCCAGCCAATATATCTTTCATTATAGCATTGTCACCAAACTGCTCATGTTCTATTCCTTTTTCAAGAGAATCTTGTAAAGAAAACAAATCTGACATCTTTGATCTTAAGCCTTTAGCTGTTTTAGCTCCAGCTTCATCTGCATTATTTAATATTAAATTATCTGTTATATCGTTGAAAGCCCCTCTTAGGTCTTTCTTAACTGCATTACTATTAGCCACTGAATCAAACTTTATATGTGAATCTAATGTCTTACGTAATTCACTTAAGCTTAAAGCATCTAGATCAGTTTCATCTAGAACTTTACCTAGTCTTTCTCCAGCTTTATCTTTAACAATTCCAGTCTTAAGAGTAACAACATCATCTACTAATCCATTTAAGAATTCGGCATCTCTAGGTCCATTACCTTTACTTGATACTAAAGCAGATTTTAATTGCTTAGCAATATCAGATCTGTTTAATTTAACTTTAACTGATTTCAAGATCTGGTCTCTTTCAGTAGCATACTTAGCTATTTTAGTTCCTGCTTTAGTATGAATACTTGTATATGATTCAGTAATATTATCTACTAACTTATTACCATTTACATCTGTTTCTTTACTTATTCGTTTAAGCCATTCAATAGGCTCAACACCTTTACGTTTAAGAGATTCAGCCATTTGCTTTCTAGCATTTGGAGTATTAAGTCCAATACCTTTGAATGCTCTATTAACTATTTTTTTAGTATTTTGTATTGAAGGTAATTTACTGGCTAGCGCTCCTGCCCCACTTATGGCTCTACTTATAGTAGCCCCACCGATAACTCCTACTCCAGTTCCCAACACTACATCCATAGCAGCATCTAAAGATACTTTATCTTCAGCTCTACCAACAGCACCAAATGCACCAAATGCACCACCGACTTTGGCTGCAGTAGCTGCTTTCTGTGCTGCACTAGCACCTTTAACAATAGCTGCACCAGGTAGTAAAAGCGATCCTGCAATACCTACTCCCATACCAACTTTATCCGCAGTAGGGTGATCTAGTTTGTTTTGAGAAAACTCAACTCTAGCTTGATCTAGGTTTTTATTATAATCATTACTTAAATCTTCAAAGGATGTATATTCTTTTTCTCCAACAAAATCAAGAGCTGTATCAATACCTGCTTCAATCTCATCAGCAAAATCTAAGGTAACTGCTTGTGAAGCTGATCTAAATCCAGCCTCTATAGGACCTGTTGTCGCTGCTGGAGCATTGGCTTCGTTCTGCGCTTCTTCAGCAGCCAGTTCTTCTTCAGCTATTTCTTGGATTGCAATTTCTTCAATTTCAGCATCAGTCATGTCAGCCATTATTTACCTCTCAATTGTTTTTTTCTTTCTTCTACTCTAGCTCTCATTTCTGGACTTAGATCTGGTCTTAGGTTTACAGATTTCTTTGGTCCTATCTTGTTTCTAATAGTTTTTGAAAAAGTTCTTTCTTCTTCCATTAGTTGCTCTAGAGCTCTACTAGCTATTTCTGCTCTTAGAGGTTGTGTGTCTATAATACTTTTTAATTGTTCTGTTTGTTGTCTAACAACTATTTTTCTAAACTCTCTTAATTTTGCTTCGAATCTAGGGGCAGCATCTAAAGTGTTAGGTACGACTGCTCTAAGAAATTCTCTTTCTTGTTCACTAACTGTAGCACCAGAAACACTTCTTAAGTACTCAGCAATATTAGCTTCAGTCTCTACTCTAAGTCTATCAAATCTAGGTCTATCTTTACCAAACATTGAAGCTAAATTATTAAATCTACCTTCGACTATACCGGTCTTAGGATCTCTTATATTGAATAAGTCATCTATTCTAGTAAGGGATTTTCTAATTATATTTGCACCAGCTTGTTTAGTTTGTTGAGCAGGATCAAATTGTGCTGACTTATCAATAGATAAATCTAGTCTTTGTTGTTTTTGTTCAAACTCTTTACCTACTCTATGCTCGAATCCTTTTCCTCGTCGTCCTTCACCTTTTTCAAGTAATGCTATTTGTTGTTTTCTAAGAGAAATATTTTCATCAGCTTGATTCAACCTTCTTTCTTCTGCAGGAGTTAGTTCATCGGCATTTGCTAATTGCTCTCTTTTAGCCTGACTTAAAGCTAATTCTTCATCTAATTTACGCTGTTCATTAACTATGGACCCACCTAATTCAGCACCTCCAACAAATCCTTCACTACCACCAATCGCAGCACCAACTAACCCACCAGCAATCTGGGGTAAGAACGCTGTAAAAGCTGCTGCAAACTTATCAGATATTGATGATCCTTCTGGATCTTTCTCTATATTTTTTGTAGCTCTTTTTAACTTCTTAGGACTTTCTATTTTCTTGACAGCTTTCTTAGCATCTTTTTCACTAAGACCTGCTTCAACAGCTACTTGCTTTGTAGGCTTAGCTGGTTGAGGCTGTGCTACAACTTCTCTAGGCTGTTCTGGTAATACACCAGTATTAGCTCTGTCTAGAATATCCATCCCTAAATTCAATTTATCTTCTACTCTCTTCTTAGCCATTTAAGACATCCTCGCATTTAAAATGGTTTAAATTATCGCTCTTAACCATCATCGTCATATTTGATCCAACTACCTGAAAACCTAAATATTTGTATAAGTCTTCTAAATGTTTGGCATTCTTTTGTGTATTATCAAAGCTTGTTATAATTGTAGTAGCTTTGCTTTCTTTAGCTAGTTCCAGTATTCCCTCACTAACCATTTGTATTGCTAGATTTTTATCTGATCTAGCAGCATTCTTATCACACACAAGCCATTCGAAATGACCTATGCTAGAGTTACTTGTATAAAGAAACCCTGCAGCCACGTCTTTACCGTCTAGGCTTATTATTATTCCTGTCTTTGGAAGTTGCTCTAACGGGCACGGGCACCAATCCCATTGTTCCCACCAACTCACTAATAAATTGTAATCCACGTTTCCAAATCTTCGCTTCGATATTGTTGCAAACACCTTTAATACCTCCTATACTATATGGTGTTGAAAAATCAGCCAACGTTTGACCATTGATCTCTATCTCACCATTATCACAGTATATATTGTATACCGGTTGTACTTCCATATCCAGTTTAATCGCTTCTAATGAGTTTTCAACTTCTAGCCATCTACCTGATTCATTAACAACATGCTTTGCTGTAATTGTAATTCCTCTCCACATATAGAAGTCTGTTCCAACTCCCATGCCTGTAATACCCACGACATTACCATTACTTAACACGTCACCAGGAATAAGATCCTGTATAGCTTTTTTACCTTCTGTAGTGTCTATCATAGTATCTGCTGGAAAACATGATGGAGCTTGTACTTGAGCAGCTCTAACAGAAGCTGCTGATGCTGCTGCAGCTCCTCTTTCAGCACTACCGATTTGAGCAAAACCCAGACCAGATTGTAATAATATATTCTTTTCAGCTGCTTGTTGACTTAAATCAAATTGAGCTATGTCACCTTGGGCTTTACCTAGGTTTTGTACACCTTCTACTCTAGCGGCTCTATCAGCTATTGTAAGGTCTCTTTCGAACTGAGCCTTCTGCTGAAGTCCACCTAGCTGAACGTCTCTCTGTTGAGCACCTGCTGCCCCACCTTTAAGACCTGATCTAGACTGAGCTCTTTGTAATTGTCTTGACGCAGTCTGAGTACCTTGATTAATTCCTGATAATGCACTATCTCTTCTGGCTGATAATTCTTCTGCAGAAAAACCTTGACTAAGATCTTCTAGTCTACCCATAGTACGTGAAATACCTTCATTCTCACCAAGTCGTCCTAAACCTTCTTCACCTAGAACGTTTGATCCAAACCTAGCACCGGCTTTAATATCTGAACCCATAGGTCCCTCTACTCCAGCGCTTAACTTATCTGCTCTTATCTCTGCTTCAGACTTAGGTAATGCTGCTTTAGCTGCTGCTGCTTTCCTAGCTTCTTCGGCTGCTTTTGCCGTGGCTGCTTGTTGTGCCTCTGCTTGGACTCTAGCCCTGTTTAATGCCGCTGCTGTTGCGTTGTTTGTTTGTTGACTTGCTCCACCACCCATAATATCTTCCTTATCTTATAAAAATTATTGTTATTGTTGCGCTGTTAGTTGCGTCGTGATTCTTTATATATAGGAAATTCTCATCCCAATCTGTAGTTCCTGCTGTTACTATTGCATCACCTATCTGCTTCTTGATAATATAGCCAGATGGTATAAAAGTCAACTGGTTACGTATCTTTTCTTCTGTATTGGCTGCTATGTCCAACGTGATTTCAAAGCTTTGAAAGTTATCTGCAAAACTGAGGTTTCTCAATCCGTTGGCTAATTCCTTGATAAGAGGTAAAAGTTGACTTAAACCCTCTATTCTAAACTTCATTCTATTCCTTTATCTGTAGAGCGTACGGTGCTGCTACTTCTAATTCAAAACCTGATATTAATACATTTTCATGTAGGTTTGAGTTTTCAAATAATAATCTCATTGATCTAGACTTTCTAGATGGTAACTTATTCTTTAATCCAGATAGCCTAGACTCACCCCAAGGAAAGTCTCCCCAAGCACTGTTACCCCACCCTTCAGCACCACCGGAAAAGTCCAGGGAAAAGTTAGCTACTGTAGAACTCACATAATTATGTTCAGACTTAACTGTTAATATGAAATCATCTGTTTCAAAGTTATTTAAACTAGCGTCTAATGAGTGTACCTTAACTCTTAGAAACTTTTTATATACTGAAGGCTCCCCAAGAGATTCCCAATTACTAGTATATGAAAAACTAATAGAATTCTCATGATCTGCGTAATCATATGTATCATTATTATCTAACATACGGTAAGTATAGTTCTTGACAGCGTCAGTAGCTATGTCTAACTCTCTACCAGTAAAGAAGATTGTATCTCCGGTTTCCGCCATGTTTCCGCCAATATTGAGATTGTCCCATTCGAACCACCCTTTACGGAATTTATCATATACTAGTATTTCTGAACTACCCATATTGAAGTAATTAACACTACTTGAATTAGTTGAAATTACAGGCATTAACAAGACATATTTTTGCTCATCTACCCAATTGAAGGCTACAGCCTTACTGAAATCAAATGCATTACCTGGGGCAAACTTTGGTTTTATAGTAGCTGATTCTTCTACAGTTCCTTGCGGGGTTACAGAGTAGACTCCGTGTTCTGAAAGAAACCATACTTTACCATCGATCTCTTTGATCGTTTGGTTCGCTACACAACCTATCCCTTCTTCTGAGAATGTATCAATAGTGAAACTTGAAGTTCCTAAATCACCAGTAATAACTGATATGGATTTTTCTTTAAATATATAGAGTGCATTATCAAGAGGCTTTTGACCCATGATCTTACCCCCGGCTCTCGTATCAATTAGGAAACTATTATCTACACTATATCCCTCTGTGGCTTGTATGTCAGAGAAATGTACTGTTGAAGCTTGTGTTCTAGTACCTGTAATAATTAGTTGACTTCTCCATACATCAATATATCTACCTTTTGGTGGTAATCCTGGCTGTACTATAGGAGTAATAAATTCAGCTCCTAAAGAGTTATCTGCAATATTATCCGTGTATGATTGAGTAGCTGAGGTTCCATCATTAGTTAATTGAGTCACTAGGAAATAAGTTCCTGTTTCAGTAGACCCAGCTTTAGTTCGATAAATATTAATATTTAGGTCAGTTGAATCTGTATCAAATCCAGTAGAATCTTGAATATTATCTACAACAATATCTGCTTTTTCACTAGCAAGTACTACTGAGATAGCATCTGAGATAATACCTTCTATATAGTTCTCTTTAGCATCGGTATATTCATATGTAACTCTATAATAATATGTTGAGTTCAATACTCCAGCTATACCTACAGATACACTATCTAGTGATCCAGTTGGTAAACCTGCTCTGTATACTCTAGTACCGTCATATTTAAATAAGTCATCATACCCATTACTTATATACATAACTTCATTAACAGAAGCGAAAGTAGCATTCTCAAAATCATCATCATCTCGGGCTGCTTCATGAGCACTAAATGGTGTTGTGTAATTTGTTGGGGTACTTACTGTAGTCCATACATTAAAGTCAATAGCTACTCCTGTTGATGGAACATCTATATCTCTATTCTTTGTAAGGAAAGCTGCTGGTTCACTACCATTTCCACTTATAACAGACGAGAAGTCAGTTAGAGCGTTAATAGCCGTATTCAATGTTGTGATTGTTACAAAGGATGCCTCTTGTCCTGTACCTAAGTCTAGATTCAGTAATCTAGTATCAATATCATATATATCAAATCTAAATACGTTAGACGTACCTGAATCATCGACATACATATCATACCTAGCTGTATTTGCTCCAGTATAAGTTATTGTTAAAGTTTCTGTTGTAAGTTTATGAAGGTCATCATCTACTGTAAGAGTTTCTTCAGTAACAACACCTGTAGTAGTATTAACATTAGCAAAAGTAGTTGTACCTAATCCACCCTCTGTACGAGTAGCAATCTGATATCCCTTTCTTTTACTCATGGCTCCAGTAGTTCTAAGGCTTACATTCTGCATAGCAGTAGCAGCATTAGAAGATCTGAGCAGGTCACTTGACCTTAGATCCAATCCTTCGAAAGCATTGAATATTTTTTGTAATTTATATTGACTAGCCACGTGTTACCACCACCCGATGCCTCTATTTGAGTTACTATTTAAATCTGGAATCTTAGAAAGATCATCAATTATATCTGCATAACCAGCTACAATCTCTCTTTCCATCTCTAATAGTTCCTGCTGTTGTTCTGCATAATCTGCACTTGAATCTCTCTTAAGAATCTTCCAAGCACAATACGCTATCAAGTATCTTTCGACTGCGTCAGGTAATTCACTATGAGTTGTTACATTTCTACCGCTTACAACATAATCACCAGCAGTAATACTCTCACCCGTTGTGTAAGCAAACCCTGAAGTAATAGTTACAATACCAGTAGTTGTATCAATTGAATCAAATTCAATATTACGCATTTTAACGTTTCCATTTCTATCAACTATAGAAAGATAGTTATTCTTACCTAGTGCGGTTGAATCAATATTATCAGTGCTTACATTTAACGTAAGGGCTGTTATAGAATTGTCTGATGAATCTAATGTAGAAGATGCTACTGATGCTCGTCTCTTATCAAGTTTAAGAATTGATCTAATGTACGAAATTCTTATTGATCCTCTAGATGCATCTGGTACTGGAGCTAACAATATAGTTCCACTCTTCCTAGTGTAGAAAGATGGTATACCTAGAATACCTGAAGCTCTATTACGTAGACTTGCGTGATCTAGTGGATAATAATCCTGATCCAGACTTGTATCTGAATAATCTACTTGAGTTACTTTATTAGCCAAATGTATATCTTGAGGAAGTGTATAGGACTCTTGACTTCTGACAATGTCTTGACTTTCCTCAGCAACAAATACGGCTGGATGTTGTTGTACTATAAGTGAGTGTATTCTATGATGTGCATCATTTAAGAACCTAAGAAACTCTTTATCCCCAATACCTTCAGTATCAGAGAATTCTTCATTCTCAGTATGCTCTCTCACATCTTCTATTAAATAATCTATTAATCTACTCATTAGGACTTCCCTCCGAAATTAATTCTCTCTGCTAGAGTAGGTTTATCCTTATTTTTATCTTTGGCATTTCTCAGTTTCTTTGCAGCTGCTGCTTTCCTGACTGCTGGAGAACTTTTACCACTTTGTCGTTGTTTTAGAAAAGCTGCTATATCTTGTTTTTCTTTATCACTTGGCATGATTTTATCCTTATCTGTTTAAACTTCTACTTATTGAAGCTCCAATGTTTCCTAGAGCAGCTGCGATTCGCGCTTGTTTTTGGTTTTCAATATTACCTACGTTTCTAATACTTTCAGCTTCTAATCTTTTTCTTTCTTTCTTAGCTGCTTTCTTGGCTTTAATCCCACCAACAATTCCACCTAAGGCTCCACCAACTAATGCTCCTGCTGGTCCTAATTTAGCTCCTGCTAATGCTCCTTTAGCAACTCCACCAGCAGCACTATTTGCTCCAAGAACAGCACTTCCAATTCCAGCAGCACCTAATGCCGCAGACCCACTTATTTCAGGTGCAAGACCTTGCTGATGTGTATTTGAAAAATCCTCCTGGCTCATCTGTCCTGATTCTACTATGCCTTCTCCAGGACCACCTGATAAATCTTTTATAGCTGATGCTTTGTTTAATCTTTTCTTTAAAAATCCACCGGCATTTGCCATTCTCATTGCTTTATTCATTTTTATTTCCTTTACTTTTTAATTACTATATAAGTCATTGTTCCGTTATTACCAGTGGAAGTTGATACATATTTTAATATTCCAGCGTCTTCAGTAAACGTTACTCCTACATCATCTCCACCAAATGTTTCTGATATGAATGAGTTTGATTCTTCCATCTCAATTATACCCTGCTGTACATTAGTACCTCTAACTATCCTATATTTTATTTCACATGCTTCGTTACTAGCCAATGTTATAATTCCAGTAGTTGTAGCTGCTACTGTATTATCAGTTAATGTTACACTTGCACCTTGTTGAACTAGTGTAGGTGTTACAGTAGCTATTGTTGCAGCTACTATGTCGGCACCTACAGTAATAGTATCGGAAGTATTTACTTTGAACATATTAATATATGCAGAGTCAGCATTATTTCTGCCTGTATAGTAAGCATCATTATTTATAGCTAAATTAGCTACGTCGGCTCCTATTGCAATCTTATCGCTGGTGTTTATTTTCAACATATTTATGTTAGCACTATCAGCATTATTCCTACCCGTGATGTAAGTATCATTTATGATACCGGCATTAGCTAGTAATGCTCCTAGTGCCAATTCATCGTTTGTATCAACTTTAACTATATTAATATTTGCGGAGTCTGCTGCATTCCTACCTCTAAGATACTCATCATTATCTAATCTTATCTTGGCTCCTGTTACAGCATCTGCTATAAGAGAACCAGTCCCTAATTGAGCCCCATTCCCTGAACCTGTATGATTGTGTTCTGCTATTTTTTGAAACGTATCAGTCTTCATAGTATCACCCCATGAAGTAGTTCCATTAGTTGGAACTTTAATCTGTAGTTCAGAGCTTGTTCCTAATGTTAAAAATGCCATATGCTATCCTCTTACTTTAAAAGTAATTCTAAATCTTCTTTTGTTAATCCCAGGGACGCTACCTTTTCCATTACTTTAGCTAATCTGGTTTCTCTCTCTATCTTCGCTATTTCTGCATCTGCAGTATCTTCAATTATTTTAATCTGTCTTTCCTTATCAACTATAAGACGAGCTCCCCATTTTTTTAAAAATCCAACACTTGATATAGATTCTTCTGGTATCTTACCGTCTTTACGTTCATCCCATACGACAAGAGATTCATCAAAGTAAGAACCGGACTCTTCTATTTCTATAAGTTCTTGTTTACCTGTTGGAGCATTTACTATTATTTTATACATTATACACGTCCTATTTTTGCAATTGAAAAATTAGCTCTGGCTTGTGCTGCTGTAGAACCGCCTCCACTTGTATGTACTCTGACCACATCATCTTTAACTAGATATTGTACAGTTCCATAAGCCATTACAGTACCAGCCGCAGCTTCACTTAGAGCTTTCTTGTCTGCTGTTGTTATGGATAATATAGATGTTGTTAATTGCGTACTATTTACACTAATGCCACAATAATGAGGGGAGCTAAATAAATCTACTCCATGCATATGATACATGCCGGATTCATTGATTGTAAACGTGGCACCTAAAGTAGATGAGTCTGCATATGTTATAGCAGATCCTTGATTGGTTACGGCTGTAGTAAATCGTCTTATCACAGTGTTAGTTGATCCGTGTCCATTTTCAGTATGGAGATCAACAAAACTATCAATCTGCTGTCTACCATGTATAGTAAACCAATTACTACCATCGTTAGTTAGAATTACTGATTGGTATTGTCTATCTAGATTTATCGTTAATGCTCCATCTACAGTCTCACTAGCGTTTCCATCAATAGTTATAGCCCCAGCCGTACTATCTATTTTACTAATATAGTAGATCTGACCGCTATTAGAGGCTGCTGCAGGAAGAGTTATTGTGAAAGCCCCTCCAGTTGCATCAGCAAGTATACATGTATCTGAGGCTGCTGCAGTGTAAGTAGTTGTTTTTGTTTTAACATCTATTGTTGTAGCTCCTGCAGACAAAGGTATCTGGGTCCAGGCTCCACCAATATATTGCCACAGACCTTCTGTACGGGCTGTCCCATCGCTCATCTGCAACTGTCCGTTACTAGGTGCTGCAGGATCTGCTGACTGAGGATCTAATTTTATTCCTATTTTATGCGTGCTAACGTTACTCATTTTTTACCCTTCTTTATTTTATCTAGTTGTATTTCCAGTAACTTAGAGTTCTCTGTGGCTTTATAGATTATGTAAACCACTATAGTTACTGGTACTATAGCAATGTTTATTAATAAATTCAATAGTTTAAATAAAAATTTCATATACAATCATTCTCCCTTAACTTCTGGTGTAGCTAAATACGCTATCATAGTTGCTCCTATGTATTGAACAGCAAATCCTGTTGCTGGGGGTGCTAGGTCTACAGTTATCGTTATACTATCTCCAGAAGTAATTATAAAGTTTTCTAGGGCTACGCTAAATCTATTTTCATTGGGAGCAGCATATCCATTCCATATCACAATCCCTCCCACATTTGTGGAAGAATCTAATCCGTTATATATATCAGCATCTAAAACATTATTAGATGATGTGTTCATATTTGAATTATAAGAAGGTGCTGTTGCGCTACTTATTATAGTACCTCCTGTAGGATTTTTATATATCTTATATACAACATCTCCTTGTGATGGAGCAGTAAATGAACCTGCGAGATCTCCTTTATAGAAATCAACCCGTTCGATATTTAAATCATAAATTTCATTATTTTTAACATATAGAATAGCTGTTTCTGCAAAGTTAAATTTATTTATTCCTGCATTACCAAACATATATCTATGCCCTAACTCTCCTGCTTTTTGTGCTCTTGTTATATTAGTAGCTTGAGTAACAAGTGCATTATTACTGTCTATTTTACCTTTTCTTGAAGTACCTGTTCCATCGGTTAATTTCATACCACTGCCTCCGGTCTGGCTTCAACATAATATCCTGTAACTGTTATAAAAATATCATCATCATCAGTTTTAATATTTAACCACTTACCTTCGCTTAGAATCAAATTTAAGGAAGATAATACTAAGGAGGTTTGTTTCACCATTTCAATGCTAAATACGTCTTCTGTAGAAGTTAGGGTATCTGAAGCATCTGCTTCATAAACTGTAACAGTGGCATCTGAAGCTCCAACACTCTTATTAGCATACAAAAGAACTGAGGTTATAACAAACTGCTTATTTGTCCTAGGAGTTATAATATTATATGCTGTATTAATAACAGCTGCTGTGGCATTATATACTTTTGAAAAAGCTAATGGAGCAGTTATTAACTGACCTCGGGAACTTACTTTAGCTAAAGTTCCTTTTCCTCCACCGTCTGATATTTTAGTTTTAATCGACATTAGTTTTTAACTCTCCGTATCTTTTAAATGACAAATAATTGCTACGTAATAATTAGCTGATCCTGAACTTATATTAGCAGTTAATTCTATAGCTAAACTACTACCTTTTGGTAATACGAAATCTATACTATAAAAACTTCTTCCACCTGGAGTTACTTGAAGTATGGCTATATCATCTCCATCAGTTACAGTATTTCCAGAAGCTCCTTTATAAACATCTGCTACTAGTATCTTAGAAGAGCCAAAGTTTCTATTTTGCTTCATGTCTACATCTGTGGCACCACTTATAAGTGTACCTGTAGATGGATTTCTAATTAATGTTATGTAAGGATCATCAGAATGTGTTATTCCTTCAAAAGATCCTATAGCAACTGCTTCCACAACAATATCTTGGTTTTCATTATTTTTAATATACATTAAGGCAGAGTTTGCAGATACTGCTACTAAACCTGTATTAAGATTATACCCGTCACCTTGTTCTGCAGCATGTAATGCTTCACTTTCTGCAATAGAAAGTGTATGAAGTCTATTATTGGCATCGACTTTAGCATCGTTTCCATCACCTGTTCCATCATTAATAATTGCCATTTCTTATGTCCTTTTTAATACTGCTTCTGCAGTTATAGTTATATTTAGATTTGTATTAGATGCTCCAGGTATTATACTAATTGCTATTGAAGTACCTTTAGGTACTACCCATGAAATATCTGTATTGAAAAATTCAGCTTCTTGTATATAAAATGCTCCTATAGCTGTTCCATTTGTAACTGAGGCTCCTTCTTGACCTGCTGCGATAGTTGCATCTAAAGTAATTGCTGAACCAAAATTATTATTTACAGCATTCTTACTTGTACTGGCACTTAATCCGGTAGGACCTTTATATACATATGCAGTAAATACTCCAGCACTACTACCTGTTTGTTTAGTTGAAGTAACATTTATAGCTGTCAATAATAAATCACTATTTTCATTATTTTTTAAATATAAAACAGCGCTCTCACTAGCACTTGTTAAATTTACTATACCAGAACCTATTTGAAATGCTTTACCAGCCAAAGATTGAGATTGTTGTTCTGTTCTTCCTACAGAGCTAACCTCTAGTTTATTATCTGCACTTACTTCTGCTTTAACTTTTGTACCTGTACCATCTTGAATAATTATAGACATATTGGCTCCTAAAGCTGATCTTCGTTTAAAGTTGCGTTAAATGCTGCCACTATATCAACACTTGTAATACCTGAAGGTGGTGTATAAGATACTGCTACTGAACTACCTTTAGGTAGTACAATAATTGTACTGAATGATATAAGTGTTCCTAAAGCAGTTGAAGGTAAATACACTTCTAAACTAGAATCTGAGGCAGTAATTGTTGACCCCTCCACTCCTTCATAATTTGTAATATCTAAAGTCTTAGATGAGCCATAATTCCTATTAGATTGAGACCCGGTTGTAGCCGCACTAATAAGAGTACCTGCAGTAGGTTTCTTATAAATCTTCAAAGTTGGTTGTCCATCTGTCCCTACATAATCTTTTATATTTATAATAATATTATCTATTATAAGATTTCTATTCTCATTGTTTTTTAAATAAAGTATTCCTGATTCTCCACTAGTAGTTAAAGTAATAGCACTACTATTTATATTATATGTATCACCAGATTCTGTTGCTGCTTCCGTTAGTGTAAGATTAATACCACTAACTTGTACTCTGTTATTCTTAGTAACTCCAGCAGTAAAGCCTTTCCCATTACCGTCTTCAATTACAATGCTCATAATAATCCTTTTGAATCTTCGTCAGTTATTGTCTCTAGTTGATTTGTATGATCTACTAAGTGTCTTTCTATATCACATAAGGTAGAATTCATTTTTAATAATATATCCTTTATAGATGTATTTAAATCATTAATTGATTCTGCTACAAATTCTCCATCTGTAAAAAACGCACTACTATATGTTTCTGTACTACTTAAACTTGAGTTATATGTTGTACATCTAAATCTAATTCTATCCCAACTAGATATACTAATTAACTTAGATTCATTTCCAACAACTTGATCTAATACAGTCCACTCACGATCTGTTTCTATTCTGGCTTCTATAACTAGACTATGCGTACCTCTTGCTCCTGGAGTACGTACCCTAAGAGCTACTTCTCTTAATACTTCATGTCCATTTTCAGGTGATATAAAACCTTCTGTTGTGTACTCGTAAGCAGCTTGAAATTTACTACCTAAACCTGAATTCGCTTTTGCCATTTTATTTCCTTTTTAAAGAGCCTGTTTTTAACATGGTAGACTCCACCATACTGGACTAGGAGGCAGTTGTCCAGAACTGTGTGTTTCTAGTTATTTTGTCCGTAGACAATAAAAACTTCATTTGTAGCAACTGGTGTTGTAGCTCCTACTAATTCAATTCTAACCATAGCTAAACATGGAGCAGAAGCAAACTTATGTTCTTCCCCTGTAGCTGCGATTGCAGTAGAAACTGCTCCAGCAACGTCCAGCCAAGTAGTCCCATCAAAAGATGTTTGTAATTGAGCTGTAAATGTACCAGATGTGAATGCTGTTGTTTTTATCACAATGCCAATATCCGTTGCGTCCGGTGGTAAAGATATTGGTAAACTATTTTCAGAAGCTGTTCTAGCTGTACTAGCCAAAGCCTCTTTTCTTTTTGATGCTACACTAGCCATTAGTTACTCCTAGTATCTGTCAGATACATCTGAACCAATTACCAATATATGACAAATAGCGTCTTTAGCAGTTGTTCCATCAGTACTGTCAAAAGTATTTACTACGAATACAGAACTTGATGTAATTGATACTTGAGCAACACTATCAGCAGTTGCAGTAGTTACAATTACAGAATAATCTGCAGCAGCAAAAGCTTGATCCAAAGTAATAGTTTTTACACCAGTACCAGTATCAGCCATAGACACTTTATTACTATCTAAACCAGTAACAGCTGTTCCAGCTGCATTACAGATAATTGCTAGTAATCTTGTTTCTCTTTGTTCACTTTTAATCGATCTTTTCATTTTAATCTCCTGTCACCCTTGGGAGGGTTGAAATAGAGCCCCCCCGAAAGGAGGCTCATTAAATTATAGTGCTAAACTATGTAAGTAACCTTGGAAGTGAGGATTCGCGTCTAATTGACCGTACGAACCATAACGTCCTTCATATGAATCAGTTGCTTCTCTAAGGAGAACAACACCATCATCACTAAACCATTCGAATCCACCAATGGCTAGCATTAGAGAGATTTTATCAGTATTTAGGAAGTACATTTTATCACTATCAATGAATTTTGAAGCAACTACAGGAATAACACCATCTGGTGAAATGAATTCAATTGCAGAAAAAGAAATCTGACCTTTGAATTTTGCATCTCTTGCAGGAAGGTTATATCTCTTATGATCTTCTAAAATGTTTAGAAGTTTTTCAATTTGGTGATATGAAGAAAGAATCAAATTAGGAGCTTTTCCACATTGACGCTTAACGTTCATAACAACATTGTTCATAAGATCTGTACTTAGAGCAGCAGAACTTGCATCTTTTTGATATGCTTGCCATCTACGTCCAACAGTAATTCCATAAATAGAACCTGAAGTTGCAGACAATACACCTTGAAGACCAACAATTTCGTTGTCTTTAGATCCTTGCATATAAAGAATATCTGTAGCAATAAAAGGAGCTGGAGTACCAGTATCACCAATTACGTCTAATCTTGCTGAAGAACCAACTAAAGAGATTGAACCTGTAGCAGCACCATTAGAAACAGTAACACTTACAGCAACAACTTCAAGATTTGTTGTTTCAGACTTAACATTAAGAAGATGACCTTCTTCAATTTGCTCAAAATGTGCAGGATAATAACCAGCAGCATCAAGCTCAATTACATATGGGTCACCAGCACTACCAACACCAGAACAGTTACTGTTTCCAGCCGCTCCAACTATTAGTTCACCAGCACCATCGATAGCACCACGAGTCATGGCTCTTTCTAGGTTGTGATTAAAAGAATCAACTGTTCTTTTAACAGGATATTTTGTAAACTTTACGAAAGCACCTTCAGATGTTGCTGAAGCTTTCTTTGACTCTCTATCGATAGAAACTACAGCGTAGATTTTCTTTCTTGTAAGAGTCATTGTCTTTTGAAGTGATTGACTTGCTACTGGTAAAGAACCAGAACCAACACCACCACCAATTGACTGCTCAACAGGTTGCTCAAATTGCTTACCTGTAAAGTTTTTCTTCATTCTAATACGAGCAAAAAGTACATTTGCTTCGTTAAATTGTTTTTCTTGAAGCTTACCATATTTAACTTTAAATAGAGTTGCTTCACTAGTATTATCTAAATCCCAGCTCATTTTTATTCTCCGATTGTTGTTTAGAAAAGATCATCCCAAGACATATCGTCTCCGTACTCTTCTAATTCTTGTTTAGGTTTAAGAGGTTGTTTATCAACCTTCTTTTCAATTTTTTGAGCAATTGCTTGTTCTTTAGGCTTATTATAGGACTGGTCTAAAATTTCTTTAATATCATTGTCATCAAAATCTGGATTCTCTTTCATGATATTCTTTAAACTAGCCACTACTTCCGCATCTTCAGATAAAGTTGCCTCAAACTCCGATAGTGCTTTCTCCGCTCTAAGAGATATTCTGCTATCAATTATAGCGTTCTCCATGAGTTCCGGTGTAATAACATCTGCTGGAGGTAAGGTCTCATCTAAGTGTTTGAAAGCCTTGTCCCATTCTTCTTGCTCTACATTATGATTTGCCCGAACTGAATCAATCTTGCTTTGGAGTTCCGAACTGGCTTGCTCCGCTGCTGTCTTATTCTTATCAGCTTCATATTTTGTTGTTAAATACTCATTTTCAGCCCTTTGGTGCTCAAGATCAATCTCTGGTTGAGATAAGTCTCTTAACCTGTCAATCTCTGGCACTAGTTCTTTAATGAGTTGTGCTTTAATTACATGTGGTGGAATATTAACCATTTCACCAACTTTATAATATCCTTCTAACATGGACTTGCTTGTCATTGTGTCTCCAAGCTCAGTTACATATTTATTGATATCATCTATTTCTTTTTTGTACGCTGTACGCTCAGTGTCCAATTCTGAAAACTTTTTGTCGTAAGCAACTTTTCCTGAGTAATTATTTTTAAGGTCTTGTAAGGAAACCTCTTCAGTCTTCCCATCAATCTTAACCTCAATTAACTTCTCGTCGAGATTTTGATCACCTTCCTTCTTATCTTCTATTTCTTCTTTCTCTTCTGAAGCCGGTTCATCAACCTTAGCATCTTCAGACTCTTCTTCAGAAGCAACTTCTTCTACTTCTTTATTTAATTCTTCATTCTCTAACTTAGTTTCTTTTTCAATTAGAGCATCATTATCATTTTCAATATCTAGATCAGTAGCTTCAGGAATATCATCCCATGAATCATACTCTTCCATCTGTGGTTCTGCTGACACTTCTTCATCAAAACTTTCTACTGGTTCCATTTCTGGAGCACTACTTTCTGCCTCACTCATTATGCCTCCTCAGACTCGGCTGGAGTTCCAGGAATCATTCCTGTGACTTCTTCACCTTTATTAGCTTGCCCTTGTACAACGGCTTGTTGTTGTTCCAATGATTGAGGAACAATGGCATCACTATGATAAAATATTGGAAATAAAGTTAATCTAGCAATCTCTGCTTGGAACTCTGGATTAGTCTTAGCTTTTTCCATCATTGCTTCTTCATGCCAGAAGACGTGGTCTTTCATAGCGGCAATAACTTCTGATGGAGCATCTTCTTTAAAAGAACGTGCTTGCATAGATTTAACGTGCGAATTCCAGTGCTGTATATGATCTTCAAACTCATCAACATTAGCAATCTCTCGACCTGCCAACATATCTTCGTTTTCTGAATCTGCTGATTTAATTGCTTCAGTAGTTAGGTTCTCAAGCTTCTCAGTATTACCTAACTCTAATAACTCTTCCCATCTTTCAGGAGAAAGCATATCTGGATTACGTTGCATAGCATCTAAAATACGTTGTGTACGTCCTGCTTTACTTTCTGGTAGTCCAGTACTATTGTCTACTCTAACATCATAACTCTTATTCAAGTTACTAAGGTCAAAGTTTCTTATTAGAAATTTATTATTCTCACCAACGATGCGGACCATGCGTCCATCATCTACTTCATACTTATCACCAGTAATAGCGATAGTTTGTTTCGCAAGAGCTTTAATTAAAAAGCTATGCTTAGCAATGTCCGTAGACGCTCTATCATTCTCTAATTCATTTAGAAATTGTAGTGCAGAAGATGCTGTAATGCCTTTAGGAACTTCTCCTCTTGAGATTCCGTGGGAGCCATAGATAACTTGCATTTCTTCTTTAACATTTTGCCTAAAAGCAAATACTTCTGGAGGATTTGATGGAGCTGTTACTAGTTGCGGTGCAACCGGACCTTGAAATTGAACAATAGTATTATCATTCCCTAACTGGTCTATCTTACAAGCTCCCCTCGGCATCATCCACTTTGCATGTGCTGTTAGGTAAATATTTTTTGCTATAAGTGAAGAAAGGTTGTTGTACATTTGTTGCATAGGTATGATTGTCTCATATCTTGAAACTCCATGTAAAACTTCGGGTACATCTAAATCTGTAAGACGTACAAATGGAAGTGTGTCATTAGTAAAGATGTAATCACCTTGTTCTAAGATAGTATCCTCTGTAAATCTAATATATGCTCCCTTCCCTACTTCTTTAGTTCTTTTGTGATAGAATTCATAGACAACTACATGGTTTTCAAGTATCTTGTCTTCCATGAACTCAAAGTCATAGACTCTAAGTCTGTCTGTTGAATTTATATCTTCTTTCTTATCAGGATATTCATCCTTTAATTTATCTACCATCTCTGTTTTAATTCTAAAGCAATATTCTGATTCATCAATATGCTTACGCTTTTGAATTAATACTCTCCAAGGAACTTCGATATCATAACAGATATCACCAGTCTTAAGTGGTTGTTCTTCATCTATTTTAAATTCTCTACCATCTGGTAAAGTAATTGATTCTAAACCTGCATCACGAGCTTCAACCCATGCTGGAAGCAGATCACCTTTGCTCTTATCCCATAAAGTAAATGCATAAGACTCACCAAAAATACGTGCGTGTCTGTGCATTTGTTGTACTAGGAAATCAATATTATTTATATACCAAAGATGCTTAACCATTAGGTCTACAACTTTAGCACTTGCTCTATCGCTCCACTCATCATTAGTAGGCAATATCTCTACAGCAGGTTTTAACTTAGTCATCTGAGAAATCTTAGTCTCAGTCAAATCATATAAATGGTTTACTATAAATCTTTGGTTTGAACTGAATCGTCTTGATCTGGAACCTTCATCAAAATCTCTTCTACTTACATTACGTGTATCTAAACCACGATAGAAAGCTAAGTTTTTACGTTGACCCATGGTTCGGTGTTGAGAGTCTTTTAAAAGCGTACCAGATATGTTATTAAGCCACGCAAGTAAATCTTTTTCATTCTTCTCTACAGCTTTATAAAATGGGTCTATACTTAAAGAACTGTCTGCAATACCGTCTTCAATATCATCAAAAAAATCACTCATGTATATTTAGTCCTTATTAAAAACTGTAAACTTCTTTGTCATCGTCAGTTGGAGAAAACTCCGGCATTTCTTCTTCAAGGTCTTTCTTGAAAAGTTTATTTTGCTCTTGGATCGATGCTTCACTACTTGCCCATGGCTCGTTCCGCAGCGTTTTTAAATATTCATTATTCTTCTGGTCGATCTGCTCGTCCACGGGCATATATTGTAGTGTATGCGTTGACTTAGCTAATGCTTTAGCATCTATCCACGCTCCAATGCTTAATATAATGCAAATACAACTGGTTATCAACGATAAACTTGATATGACCAGTATAATAATGCTTAATTCGTTTGATATCATATAGTTACCTCCTATAAGTTGCTATCCCTGTAATAATACACAAATTTCGGCTTTTTGTCAATTTTTTATTATCCATAATATAATAACACCTGTAACATAGTTGTATAACTAAGTTGATAACAATATCCAAATATGAGGCGCCCTTGAGGGGCGCTTAAAGTTTGAGACAAGTTTTCAAAACTTGTTTAGTCCCATCCTATTCCCCAAGTCCAGTCATCCTCTTTCTTCAATAAATCAGTATCTTCACCAATTCTATATCGCTTTCTTTTGTCATCATTCTGTTGTTTCTTTATTTCAAGTACTTCAACCATATTGTAGTGCGAAGCACTATTCAGATACCTAAAGCAATCTATTAAGTGGTCATTAAATTTAGGTATGTTACCTTTATTATCCTTAGCATATCTCTCCATTTCATAGAACAGATTAGTACATCTATCTGATATTGTTACCAAGTCATAAATCAGCTGATCCTTAATAAGAGACAACCCATGTTCTTTCTTATTATGGTGTTTTTGAGTTGGCATAAAATATATACCATACTGGTCCATTACCTCGGTTGTAAACCAGGCAGCAGCCTCGTCATACACCTTAATCCAATCATCTTCAATACTTGAGTTAGGATAGTAGCGCTGCATCATGTTATCTAGTCGTGGATATATAGATCTTACACTGGTTTGACTCTGATCCTTCTCATAGATCTCATCAACAATATAAAGCTTTTTAGTATAAGGGTTCATACAGGCTATAAGAGCCGCAAAACAAGTAGTGGTTCCTGGGTCTGTTATGCAATACCACTCTAGCTTCTTAATATCGTTTTTAAGCTCCAAATAGATGTCCTGGTGAGGTTTTGTATGTCTATTCTTGTCCAGCATAGGGAAGATTGCTTTTTTACCACCAGGGACGTATCTTGAGTAGTATTCTAGCTGTACAACATCCTCTTCACCGCGAGCTTTAAGTTGAGCTATCTCTTGTTCAATCATATCCTTCTGTTCTGGCATATGGTTGATTGGATTATCCCAAGTAGTCTTAAAGAAAACCCGGGACTTGGGATCGGTTTTAGAGTACTCAAGTATCTCATTATACTGATCCATGTTCTTATTACCTGGACGAGGACGTGTTCCGATAATAATAAGAGGAGCAGCTTTAGCAGCCCTGTTAGGAGCAAACTCTGTATGCCAATGTGGATTGAATGCTTTGAACTCATCATAGACGGCAATGTCTGGTGTTAACCCATTAGCAACTGCGTAGTTATCTGAGCCAAGTATTTGAATAAAGGAGCCATTGTGTAAACGGACCATCATCTCTTGTGATTTTATGGTTTGAATGTATTTAGCAGTATCTTTACCTAGAAAGCGTTGAATACGTTGCCTGTCCCACATAATCTTTCTTGCGTGAGCCGCCTCTGGTCCTACATAATAACAAGCACTTCCTGGATTTTCCAACGCATGTTTCCATAGAACGTAACCTACTACCTCTGATTTCCCGAACTTACGTCCACAAGCTAGGAATAGGTTTTTAATACCATCGCGATATAAGGGACTTAGAACTTCAATCTGTCCTTGATGAAGTCTGGTTGATAACCCTGCTTTCAGCCCATCACCTATAGGTTTATTCATGTCCTCAAGGATCTGTAGTGCTAACTGATCATGCTGAGTTAAGATTATATCTGACATTTGCCTTCCTGGTTACTTCTTAATAATTTTAATCTTCTTAGCAAACCCTTTCCTTTTAGAAGGAGATGGTAAGCCTTTCTTAGCTGATTCTATATACTTATCTAATTCTTTAATTAGTTCTTTCAAGGGTACTGCATAGGTTTCAGTCCATGCTCCAGGTCTGCCAGCAAATAATATTCCAACAACTTGCCCCCAGTAATTAACAATAGCAGATCCACTATTTCCTGGATAAGCAACTAAATTTAAAAAGAAAACATCGACTCTTCTAATACCTATCCATCCAAAAGCCTTATTTTGTATACCATTAATATAACCTTTTCTAATAACTAGGTCGTTTCCCCATGGATGTCCTAAGATGAATATCTCTTGTTGACTGTAGGTACTACTACCTATTGATAAGGTATGTTTAACATATTTAGCCTTAATGATACAAACGTCATGAGTCTTACTTATTAAGTATTCTTTGCCAATATGTAATATACCTTTGGCATCTTTATAATATATATACTTGTGCCATCTTCTTCCTGCATTACAAACGTGCTTATTAGTTACTACTAGTGATTGCCCTTTATAATTTATACTAAATCCAGATCCATATCTTCTATTAACAGCTTGTGGATGTACGAATGCTACAGTAGCTTTACTATGGTAAGACATACGAGCCCTTGTAACCAAGTTCTCTGCCTTTGGGGCAAGTAATAAACATAACAATACAACAATAAGTTGTACTTTGATCCTAATTAGTTTTAGGGTCCATTTCAATAAGCGTAGCATCTTCGATCTCCTCAGAAAAAGGATCAAGCGCTAGTTTCTCCTTTATTTCGATAATAGTTGCAGGTTTCTCATCCCTTAGGATTTCAGTCGGATCTCCATTATCTAACCGTGTAATTTTGTCTAACTTATCAAGAATATTCGCTGCATCCATTGCTTCTTTAGTGGTTGGAGGGGTATCTCTTTTAGCTAAATGTTGTAATGATCTTGACATAATGGTAATTATGCTTTGAGTCATTGTTGTGAAGTCTTGACGTTTAGAAGCAGCTAATTGACTAACTACTTCTGTACGAGCAAGGTCTCGTTCTAATCTCCATTCTTTATTTACATAATGACTTAGACTAGATCTGGGAATGTCCAGTTCTTTACTAATAGAGTTAATACTCTTGTATGTCATGTATTTTTCTTTTGCTTCTTCTAATAGTTTTTTACTTATCTTCTTCGTCATTTTCACTCTCTACAAATGTTGTATGTATATTTTCACACGTCCTTAGTAACTCATATACCTCGTCACTAATATGTCCCGGAAAGGTGCCGAGCATTATAACTTTATTAGTCTTTACTGCTAACTTAACTAAATCCTTAATTGCTAATTCTAATAATTTAGCTTCATCCATAATAACCCTCCTACTATAAGTGTGTTTAATCCATAATTAAAAATCAAAGGAGTCTCTTTCCTGTGGAGGACGTAAACCAATCCCGATACCTCCCCTAGAAACCAAATAGACAATAGGGACAAAGAAACATTTACTTCCCTTGTAGTTAGTCCAGCGATTAAGTCTGGTACTCCACAAAGAACTAAAGAAATCGTACTGATCCATGCAAACCCCCTCATTCATCTTTACCTAAGATATAATCTCTCAGATCAGCATTCTCAGCCAGTATATGTATTAATCTTGGACTTATTATTCTTATTACTTTCTCTTCTAAGGCTTCATCCATATGACCACTATCTTCTAGACATACGTGTAGAATCTCATGCAGTAGAGTCTCTTTCTTATTAGCAGATATCATAGTTGAGTCTATTCGGATTTCCTTCTTATCGAAGTCAGTATCTCCATGATTACCTATTTCATCCATGTATGGGAGGAATCTGACTTTCCAGTCAAAGTATCCTGATTTAAACTTCATTTAATGATGCCCATTCTTTATCAGCCTTTTCTAGGGCTTCTTCTGTCAAATACTTTTTATAAAATTTTGCCTTAAGAAGGGCAGCTTCTTTTATGGTGGATGATTCTAACTCACCTTGGATAAAGAACCAGCAAGCCACATGATGGATTCCCTTTTTTAAAAGGTCTGGATTCTCTTCGAAACACTTATCAACAAATTCATCTCTACCAAACATGCTTTTCCTTCCGGTGGGTGTAAGTTACTGTTTATTCAGCTAGACCACCTAATCTATTGATTTTACACCAGAAGAAAGCACCAGTCAATGACTAATTGGTGTCTATGGGTAATGGTCATACATTTAGTCTATTATCAACTACTTACCTTCCATGGATAACTAATTGATAATAGTGGTTACAGCATATGCGGTAATAACACTATGCGTTATATGTTCTTACTAAAATTTCACATTTTCTACTACATAATTGGGGATAAAATCAGGGGGAATATGGTCTAAGTATTGGATAATAAACAAGTTTGGGGGAGAATGAAATCTGAGAGGGGTATGTGTTTAGTATATACTGACTATATCTTAAAACATATTTCCTTAGGGGGGCATGTTTATTAAAGGGGGTAACCATATTCTAGGAGCCAGGACAATGTGAGAAGGTTAAGGATATGACCTAGACCTTGTTGTGGGTAAACAAGCTTTGGACCTTTACCTGGATCTAAACCCAGACATGTTCAGGGGGAAACAAGTGATGAACCTTATTAGAGCTAAACAAACTTTGAACATCATTGTGCTTAACACGGTTTATAATGTTGTTGTAACCAAGTTAGATAACGCATCACGTTATGACCTTAGTCTATATATAAATATAGTTAAATGAGGTAAACATGTTTTAATGCCGATAGGCATTCTAGTGTTTGGTTATTGTTTTGATACCGTTAGGTATCTTTCAGACTTGAGAGCAGCTTAGCGCTGCAAGATAGATGTTCAAAACTTGTTTATAGATGTGATATGTTTCTATTATATGGTAATAGTGTTGAATAACCAAGTATAAAATATGTTTCTAACACTATCTTTAAGAACTATCTTGTGATATGGTTGTATTAACAATAACTTATTAGGAGGTTTTTAAGTGAATGTATTAAGCGCAACTATATTTAAACAATTAGATAAGAGATATGATAACAATATTACATGGTTTCGAGAGGTTAGACTTGAATTCAATCGTTTATCAAAACAATATCCTGATAACAAGACATATAATGATTATAAAGAGACTATAAAGAAAGTCAAAGCTAGACGAGAACTACAACGTATTCAAGGTATTAAGTTACTCAGGAAGAACCTAAACAAGCGTATATTGAAGGTTTTACACCCACCTCAGAGCAATGAAAGTATAAACTTCAAACCTAAAGAGTATCGTAATAGAAATAGTTACCTAATTAAGACGTATGGTGTTACGGTAAATGACTACCTTATTATGCTAAAAGATCAAAACTATCAGTGTGCTATTTGTTCAACACCCGATCCAACTCCAAAGAAATACTTCTCAGTAGACCACTGTCATAAGACTGATAAGGTGAGAGGTTTGTTATGTAATACGTGTAATACAGGGCTAGGCATGTTCCGAGATAATGAACTATCCCTTTTCAAAGCACGTAACTACCTAATACAAGCCAAACTAAAGATTTAATCTCCCTATAATGTCATTTCCTGGTATTTATGACAACATCGTACCAATATACTCACTAAAAGGAGAGTTATTACCCGATTATAGTCTTATTCAGGTCAGTAATATTTGTTATAACATGTAATACATAACTGATAACTTAAATGGTTATAAGTAGCTGATTAACCAGGAATTAAAGATATTAATACTTATGCCGATAAGAAAAGGGTTGACAGCTATGACACAATGTGTTATGATTGTTGTACAAGAACAAATGAAATGGAGGCACCGTGACAACGTTTAGATCTTTAATAGTAATAACTTATTTGATAGTAACTGCTATATGGATGTCCGCGAAGTCTCAGCAGCCATTAGAAGCACAAATAGTGAAGCAATGTGACTTTAATAGCTTTAACTATAAAATGACGTGTAAATAAGCCTAACGGCTCAACCTAGGAGAACGTATGTATAAGTTAATAGTAAATGGTAAAGAAATAGTAAAAGGATCTTATTATGACTGTTTTTATACTGCTCAAGATATGGACCTAGATCTATTTATTATTGAGCAACTTAATCTTAGAACTGTGAGGATATAATGACTTTACTGGAAAACTTAATAGTATTGTCACTTTATGCAATAATTACATTATTACCAATATTGGCATTTGCAGCATTGTTAAAATATCTAATTTAAGGAGATACCAATGATACCCGACCTAGAAGAATTAGTAGTCAAATTAAGCTCTAGAATAGATGATCTAGAGTCAGTAATAGTAGAAGATAGGAAAAAGATACGTGAACTAGTAGAAAAGTATGAGCCAGGCAACGCCTGGTGGAAAGATATAAAAGATACTTAGGAGTATATTATGAAACTAGATTACGCTAAAATAGAGGTTATAGATGCCTATATAAATACTAAGGATTATCCAGACTTTTGCGATTCATACATCATTGAAGCTGAATATAATGGTGAGACAATAACAGAGGATGAAATAGATTACTTAAATGATAATTGTCCAGACTTTGTTTATGAATATTGCAGTGAAAACTTTATGAACTAGGAGTGTAAAATGAAACGTAGCGAAATGATTAAGATAATAATGAAATCAATACCATGGTCACCGTTCTACAGAAAGAGCACAGTCATGGCAGAAACAATACTTGACAACCTTGAGAAAGAGGGAATGCTTCCTCCTTTAGACTATAAATGGGATAACACCCATGAATTCCCTCGACCTCTAGGTGCCTCAAGAACTTGGCAGGGTGAAGATAATGATTAAACTATTATTAATATTATGTAATATATTTATACAATTTATAGTATTACTAATTAAATCAATACTTAGAGTAGCATTTATATTTGGCATGTTTATATTATTATCATATGTTACGGGCATTGAGTTTATGGGAAGGTTAATGTTACCTAACTGGTAAAATAAGGCTTGACAATAATAACACATTATGTTATCATTACTTATAACAACAAACAAACCATTGGAGGCAACAATGATTGGAAATACAGGATACATTACATTTAGTGTTGAACTTAGCACAAATAGTGATCAAGATAACAAGATAGCTACTGATTTAACCAGAGTTATTTTAAATAAAAGCAACATCCCTTTTAAAGAAGTTATTGGTTCTTATAGTGGTGATAGGGAAAATAGTTTCATAGTTCATCCTAAATATGAAAATGAAGTATTTGACATCGCTAACTCAGCTAACCAAGAATCAATCCTATTTGTCGGACCCACTGGCAACGCTTCGTTAACATACCTTGAAACAGGCAAAACGGTTTCACTTGGTAAAATGAAACAACATAACAAGCCAAATGGTTTAACATCATTCACATTTGACCCTGTTAATGAAACTTATTGGAGTACGGAATGTTAAAAACTATTCAAGAAACAATATTATTTTTAGCTTTGTTCATATTTGTTGGGTTAATTGTAGCGAGTCATGCCCGACATTCAGTACGAGCTAACAAAGCATTAACTAAACATTTAATTGAGAGAGGTTTAAAATGATTAAACTATTAATAACAGCAGCACTATTAACTTCATGTGGTAGTGACGATATTGCTTTTAAAGCAGCTGGACCAAAACCAAAAATAGTACAAGAATGTAGTACAGTTAATGACGATTTATTAGCAAGTATTAATAAGGATGATAACCTTAATGATTTAAGTAGTGAGATCAATGATATATTTGATAGCGTTGACCCATCTTATTTTACTAGAAAAGGTGATACCATTGCTAATTATGCAATAAGGGAATACAATTCCGATACTACCTCATGGTGTTACCGTTATACTTTCAATGTAAAGGAAAATGGGAAGATTATTCTAGCTGAATCAGAGGAGTGATTATGTTATATTTGATACACACCGCTAGAACTTATGTAATGATGTATAAAGTTACAGGTCAACGTCATTACTTAGATAAAGCATGGACATGTTTAGCAAGAGTTAAGTTTATGTCAGAAGAAACCAGAGAATTAAAGTTGGTTGCATAATGGATGGACTTAATTACTTATTACTACTATATTTTGATGCAATGGACACCGACGATATGTTTTCAGCATCAATAATAATAACTAGAATAACTAGGGAGTATGTATATGAAAAATAGACTAGATGGGGATGCTTATGATAATTGGAAACTAAATAACGGTTACTCAGATAAGGACCAATGTGAGGGATGTTGTAGACATACAAATGATATGTTTAGTATTACAGCTCTATCAGGAGAAATATTTTACTGTAAAGAATGTCATGATGAACTAATCATACCAGGAGTTTTAAAATGGAAAATAAAATAGACGCATTAAACATAGCTTCGTTAGCTGAATTAAAGAACTCACATATATTACAGACTTATATGCATTTTAATGGGAATAAATCCGCTACTGCTAAATCCTTAGGGATATCTGAAAAGACTATGTATAATTGGCTTAATAGAAATGGTATAAAATTAAACTTCAAAGGTAGAAGATCATGAGCAAAGTACCGTTGGGTGAAAAGCCTGAAATAGATGATATTGTAATCTTAAAAGAGAATGATTACTTAGGTACTACATATGGGGGCAGTGATGCTAAAATAACCATGATAAACAATGGAGTCCTATATGACGTTGAGGCATATGACGGGAAGGTTTTTACTGTAACTAGGAGCCATTTTTACACTATTGATGAATATTATAATATAGATAAACCGAAACCAAAAACTAAGTGTACATGTGGAGCACATTTTACACAATTTCCACAACACCACATGTTTTATTGTGATTTATATAAAGATATAATGGAAGGTAAATAACTATAACAGCGCAGCGATGCGAATGGAGTTAGCATGTTAATTAACAGAGATGCACCAATGTTTAATGAAATACTAGGAACCTGTAGATGGTTATGGAGTTCTAAGGGTGAAGAAGCAGTGATTGCGTATCTTGAAGAAGTCGCTACATATGATTTTGTTGACAAATGGGATATAAGAACTTGGGCTATTGATTTTTTTGAGGATAATACTGAATTCATCGTAAGTCGAAGGATTCCTCTAAAGACAGTAGTTTAATAGTTACAAATAAATAATATTTGTTGTCGGTAGACAACCTTTTAAAGGAATGTAAAGCAGTTATGAAGACATCATCAAGATTAAGATTATTAATTAAAACACCATCTATTTCACGTTCGAGATACTTGGTATTGAAAATGAAATCTTGGGGTAGTTTTTCAATATTAGTTAAATCACAAGAACGGGAACTAATATGACCAGCTTTAGTAAAGAGTTTAGCCTTTGGATAAAAGAATTCATAGGTAGTATCAATACAATGTTTACTTTTATTAAACAATTTAGTAAAAGATTTAAGTTGTTTTTGATTGTAATCAGATTGAAGCTGCAAGAGAAAATCTTCTCGATAAGCTCTAGCAGCATTTGTATACTGTCTATTTTTATAATAGGCAGAATTAATAGATAATGGTTTTACTTGTAATTTTATAGTAATTTCCATAACTTAATATAACACAAAGGAGTGTTTATGACCAAATTAATCTTAATAGCCCTGATTTCAACGTCTTGCGCTGGTTTTAAACGGACTAGTCCCGTTACTAAACCGATTCTAACAACACCAGCACCGGCACCTATTCCTTTAACAAGAACTGATAAGTATTTTTCTTGTATTAAAGAATTAAATAATAATGGATTACGTCAATCTCTTATTGGTGAACTTTGTGATAAAGTTTATGGGAGTATCAATGACTAAATTAAAGCAGTTAACAAAATATTCAAATAGAAAATTTTATTCTAAGTCAGATACATCTTATGTTAACTTAGAAGAAATTTTTGAATTAGAAAAATCAGGCACTAAAGTAATTGTTACAGACCATAAAACAGGTGAAGTAATTACAGAACGTGCACTTGCTGCAGCCCTGCTTCTTAAAGCCAAAAATGGTATGTTAAATTGCGAAGCTGCTTTAAGGAAGATCATTAAAAGGAGTAAATAATGACATACTACTGTACTTGCAATCAAGGTAAAAACTTAGATAACTCTGGGTATGCTCATCAAACCATTAATAAAACTGAAGTAAATAGTGATGGATATTGCTCTTATTGTGGATACCATGCCACTACAATAGGTAGGTTTACAGGAGTGACATCCATGATACAAGTAGCACAACGTTGCGAAGCATTGTATAAATTTGATTATCAACAATATTTTATAGGGAGTTAGCAATGACTGAAGATGATAAGGCATTTGATTTATTGGTATGTAGAATTATGGTAGAACAAAATTGTTACATAGATGAGTTTGTTGTTGACATGATGAAACAAGTGTGGTTTAATAATAAGGAAACAAGATTAGAAAATAAACGATTAGAACGAAATAACAAAATACTTTATAAGAGCTGGTTAGACAAATCGAATAAGTTAATAGATATGGAGTTTAAATATGAGTAACATATATAAGAAACATGTATATCAATATATTAAAAAAGGAATAAGTGTAATACCAGATAAGTTCCAATCTAAAATGCCCGCAATTAAAGGATGGTCTGCTTATTGTTACAAATTACCTAGCAATGATGAAATTGAATCTTGGATCTCAGCCTTTGAGACAAAAGGAAGTGGTATAGCAGTGTGTCTTGGTGAAGCCAGTGGATTGGTTGCCCTTGACATCGATACAACAGATCAAAAAGTGTTGGATATAATTATGCCAATCCTACCTAAGTCACCAGTTACCAAAGTAGGTAGTAAAGGTGAGACTAGGTTTTTTAGATATACAGGTGAACAAACACAATCATTAAAATATAATGGAGACATGGTTATTGAAATTCTCTCCTCGAATAAAAAAACAACCATGCCACCATCAGTGCATCCAAGCGGTGCGGAGTATAAGTGGGGAAATGATTCTTCTCTCCTTAATATAGACTTAACAACCCTGCCAATACTCCCACCAGCCTTGTTTGCTCATTTAGAATCTAAACTCAGATTAGAGATTCCTGAAGTTAAAGCAGTGGGAGGTAAAGGATTGTTCTCAGGTAGAAACAATGAACTCTCAAGTTTTTGCGGCTCTCTTATTAAAGATAAAAAACCAATTGACCAATGTGTAAAAGAATTAGTTGAATTCGATATAAAAAATCACACCCCCCCTCTATTTAGTGATCCCGAAGAAATGTGTCACACAAGTTCATACACTAACGCACTCGTGTTTTATTCAAATCATCTAAATACTGTTAATTCAAGGAGATTCCGAGAGTCTAAAGAATATGAAACTCCTTTAACAGCGTCATCCATTTCTAAGGTTAAAGTAGAGGGGGATATACTCTTGGGAAAGCAGTTAGGAAGCCTAAAAAAGTCAAAGTTAGAGCTTCCACATGCCCCCATTGCAAAAAAGATTTGTCCCTGTTGTAATAAACCTAGGAGAAGATAATGAAAAGAAGTGAAATGAAGAATTTTATTATGAAAAGTTTATATAACCTAGGATATGAGATTGAATTTGATGAAGCAGGCTCTGTCCTATATGATATAGAAACTCAGGGCATGTTACCCCCTCATGTAGAACTTACTGACTGCGCAGAACTATGTAAACCTGAAGAACTGTTTGATTTTGCTAATCTAGACGGAGAATTTGTTTGGGAGCAAGAGTGAAAAAATGTTCTAGATGTAAATTAAATAAATCCTATGAGAAATTTGTTAAACATTCTCGCACTAAGGATGGTTATTATGTATACTGTAAGATATGTCATCAAGAAAGAAAGCGAGAGAACAAATATGGAATAAGTACAAAAGAATTAAATAAAATATATAAGAAACAAGAATATAAATGTGCTATATGCTATACAGAAAGTAAATTAGTTGTAGACCACTGCCATTCTAACGGTCATGTAAGGGGACTATTATGTAGTAACTGTAACACAGCTTTAGGATTGTTAAAGGATAATCCAATTACTTTACAAGTAGCTATAGTCTATTTGGAGGATCGATGACAGATTATTGTAAATGCGGTAAAGAACTCCCTGAATTTGAAGGGGTTTTGAAAACTGTACAACAAAATATTATAGACAACATGTGGATAAAACAAAAAGACTTTGCTTTCTCAGCTAGTTTAGCTATGATGAGTACTATCTTATCAAGAAAGTTCACATTTCAAGGTATGAGTCCTAATCTCTACCTTCTTAATGTAGCTCCCAGTGGGTATGGAAAAGACTGTCCACAACAAAAATTAAAAGAATATTTAATAGATTTAAAAGCTACTCATCTTTTAGGTGCTGGAGATTATGTTAGTGATGCTAGTCTAATGGACGGATTAGAATTAAAACCAGTACGATTAGATATTATGGACGAGGCAGGAGGTATTCTTCGTTCGGTTAACTCAGGGAAGAGTGAGTATAATGGTAAAATGGCAGATGTTTTGGCTGAGTTGTATACTAGCTCCAATAGTAAATTCCTCGGTAGAGCGACAGCAGAATCTGTAAAAGGGAGTTGTTATAGACCTAATGTGAATATATTGGCATCTACAACTCCCACAGGTTTTTCCGAAGGTGTTACCATTAAAGCAATTCAAAAAGGACTCATGGGAAGGTTTCTTATCTTCATGGGAGATTTAACACAGAAATCAAATAGAGTCACAGTATTTCCTAAACTAGACCGTGATACGCTCAATAAACTGGCATGGTTTGTCACTTATAAACCACAAGAAAGTGACGTAATTATTGGTGGAATTGAACAAGAAATTACAGAAGTCGAAGCTACTGATGCAGCCAATGCAAGATTAGATACCATATTTGAAGAGTTTGATGAATTGAGAGTGAATGCTTCTCCAATGAGTCCCTTACTTCCAATTATTGCCCGATTATACCAACAAATGGTCAAATTAGTCTTGATACACTCTGCTTCTAGAGTTCACATGGAAATTCCGGTTGTAGATGTTGTAGATGTAGAGTTTGCTTACAAAACAGTTTTATATTATTTCCAAACATTTCAAGATGTTGTAGAAAAATATATCTTTCACAATGATCAAGAAAAGGAAACAATGGGAGTATTAAACATAATTAAAGAAAAGGATTCAATTACACACAAAGAATTGACCTCACTTACTAGAACATTACCAAGACGGAAACGTAACGAAATACTAGAAGATTTGATCGAAAGTCAGTACATAGTTGCAGACATACGATATGAAGAAAATGGTATTGGTACTAAATTTTATAAATGTATTTAAGGAGATAACATGTTGAAAGCAGGACTTAATTTAGACATTGCAAATGATGATTATCATGCAGATAGAGAATATATATCATCGTCAGGACTAAAACTTATGCTTAAAGACCCTAGGTCATATTACAAGCAATATATTCTAGGTGAGAAAGAAAGCTTTTCTTCTACTGCAATGGATATGGGTAGTTATATTCACTCTCTTATTTTAGAGCCGCATTTAACTGAAGCTGAATTTGCTATATATCCAGGTGCTACTAGAAGAGGTAGTGTGTGGGAAGATTTTAAAGCATTGAATTCACATAAAACAATAATTACTAAGTCTCAGGCTGACAAAGCGGACGCTATGATAAAAGAATACAATGAAGGCAGTATTATTCTTGGTAAACATGGATATGAAAATGAAGTTCCTTATTCATCATTTTTTACTGATGGTTTTGCTGAACAAACCTTTTGTGGTAATATTAATGGGGTTAAGATTAAAGTTAGATTTGATTATAGAAAAGAATGTGAAAAGTTTGCTAGTATTAATGATGTAAAAACTACTGGAGATTACTGTGACAAACCTAGTGATGCTGAAAGAATTTGCAGAACTTGGGACTACGCTTTAAGTGCTGCTCTTTATTGTGATGTGGCTGAACAAGTTACTGGTAGAAAGCATGATTTTTACTTCCTTTTTATGAGTAAAAAAGATCACAAAGTAGCACTCTATAGAGCCAGTGAGGAAATGTTAGAGCGTGGTAGAGCAGAATATTTAGAAGCAATTGAAAAACTTAAAATAGCAAGAGAAACAGGAATATACTTTGAAAACAAAATCCAGGAGTTGAAATGAGAGAACAAAAAATTGAAATTGTTATTAAGAATGTAAAAACAGATGAGAATCTATACTATATGCATTCAATTATTGACCTAGAAGAAGGGGTTGAATCTTCTGATATAGCAGTGGAAGCTTCTTTTGTTGAAGAAGATGATTCAGATGAAGAAGTTATAAAAGATTCAGACCAGGAGGAAAGCAATGAGTAAAGATGACGATACAATCGGTAAAGTTTATTTTGATATTGATGAAGCTTTAGAAGAAATTCACAGTGAACAACATGACTATGCTTTAAATGCATATGCTGTTTATGAAGAACAAACTAACCAAAGAATTGCGAAATTAGAATCAGTAATAACTAGAGTAGCAATATTAACAACAGAAATGATGAACATCATATTAGAACTTAAGGAGGACGACGATGGCAACAGTTAGAGAAAGACAAAATGCTAGAGACAATGATCTTGCAGAGATGCATGACAAGGTAAATACGATTATGGAAATGATTCATGAAATCCAAAAATTAATGGAGGCTCAAAGTGAACGGAAAACAAGCACGAAAGCTAAGAAAAGCTCTTAAGTATAACATTAAAGATCAAAGAGGAACCGAACTGGTTCAAACAGGTGTTAAGACTAAAAGAGTATTTCAAATAAGCCAGGATGGTGAAGTTGATGCTGAAGATAGGGAAACTCCTATCATGGAATTACATTCTAGTGAGTCCAAATGGACTTATAAGAAATTAAAAGCCGACTACACGGCTCTAAATTCTGTAGAGCGAACTATTTTCTGGAGAAATCCAGTAATTAAGAAGGAGGTCATTAATGACTGAAACAGTAAAGAACTTTGTAGAAGGTGAATTTCTACCACTACCAGTAGGGGATTACCTACTAAGAATGAATCGTTTTGAAGAAAAAGCGACTAAAGCAGGAAATGGGAAACTTATCTCTGCATCATTTCAAATTGTAAATGGTGAGTATAAAAACAGACTTATTTTCCACAACTTTCTTGTAGAGCATACAAGTGCTAAAGCTCAAGAAATTGGGACAGAGCAATTGGATCGTTACCTTAAAGCAGTTGGTGTTGAAGGTGGTTTGGAAGGGATTGATTACGATAGAACTCAACTTGAGAACTATACTGAACTTCCCTTTATTGCTACGCTTAAAATTGAAGAAGCCAAAGAGTACGCTCCAGGTAAGATCAGTAAAGCTAGAAATAACATTGTAAAGTTTATGGCTAGATAGGAATCAGTATTGAGGGAGGAAGAGTCTCAGTGGTAAAAGTCCACCTAGTAAAAGCTTTCGGAGTGGTTACCCTAAGTAACCATTTTAACAAACGTAGCCCAGCGGAGTGCGTAGATGACTGATAAAGAATATATTAAAAAGTTAGAGACCCGATTAGAAAGAGCTGAGTTATTATTAAGAAAGGTTAGATTGATGGACCCTAAATTTAACATGGCAATACAGAAAGTTGGTAGAGAGTTTAAGAAACTAGATAAAGAAATAGATACATATTGGAGCCAAGATGATATTTAATGATAAAGAATATGTAATTACAACATGGAATGGGGAACAATTGGGTACTATACTCACTCTAGACACTGAGACAGAAGTAGTTCCTTTTACCCAAACTCCTAGAGTTGTTACTATTCAAGCCTACTCAGGCAAAACCAATGAGGTTTTCTATATTCCTTTAGATAAGTTACGGTTGTTTCTCGACATCCATAAAACAGCCACATTTATTTTCCATAATTTCGCTTTTGATAACGATGTTTTATGTAAATTCTTAGAAACACCTCACTATTTCCACGATAAGATTGAAGCTAACAAGATTCATGATACTAATTTGCTCTATAAGTTATTGCATTTAGGTAAAATAGGGTTTGTTCCCTTTAAGTCAAATCTAGGACTACTATCTGAAAAGTATCTGGGAGTTAAGTTAGATAAAGATGGTGAAGATCGTATGGGATTTGGACCATACCTTGGTAAGACAATAGAATCTATGCCACAATCCCTATTAGAATATGGTGCTGGTGATGTTATCGCTACTCATCAAATCTATTTTATCCTAATGAATATGATCACCAATATAGACAAATATCAGACACTATTGTCTCATACAATACAGTTAAAAGGCAGTGTTGCTTTGAACCACATATATAAAAATGGTATTGGGTTTGATCTGATAGCTCGTGATAAGTGGGTAAAAGATCTAGATGTAAAGATGGATGTACAACGTGATATTCTGGCATCCTATGGCTGGGTTAGAGGTGTAAAGGGCTTAAAAGCCAGGTATGAGAGTATTATGGATCTTATGGGTTTATCATCATCTTTACCTAGAACAAAAGATGGTGACCTATCTAGTAAGTCAGATGACCTAGCTATTTATAAAGATAACCCATTTGTTGGAGCTTATCTAGAATTCCAAACTTTAGAAAAAGCCTCAAGCTTTGTCAGAGATATTACTAATGCAGTGATACATCCACGATATAACACTATATTAAATACTGGGAGAACAAGTTGCAGTAAACCAAACTTTCAACAATTACCACGACTTGGTGGTATTAGAGAGATGTTTATTCCACAGTCGTCAGATAATACATTTATTATAACAGACTATTCTACACTAGAACTCGCTACATTGGCTCAAGTTATGTATAACGATTACGGTGAGTCAGTTATGAAAGATCAGATTAATGATGGAGTTGACCTTCATAAGTTTTACGCATCAGTTATGAATGGTTGTGATGTAGATCAAGTTACTAAGAAACAAAGACAAGAAGCTAAGGCAGCGAATTTTGGCTTTCCAGGTGGTTTAGGTACTACTACATTCCGACAATTTGCAGCTGGTTATGGATTAACAATCAGTGAAGCTGAAGCTCAAAATATGAAAAGGGCATGGCATGATGCTTTCCCAGAAACAAAAGAATACTTATCAGGAGAACAGAGTTATGTTTACACGCTTACTGGTCGTAGGAGAGGAAATACTACTTTTTGTGCTGAGAAAAACACCCCTTTTCAAGGTCTTGCTGCTGATGGTGCAAAGCTTGCGCTATATAACTTGGATCGAGCAGGATTCAAAATCGTTGGATTTGTACATGACGAAATTATATGTGAGGTTAACAAAGAAGAAGCTAATAAGAGATTACAAGAACAAGAGAAAATAATGATTGACTCGATGGTATCAGTGGTACCAGATGTTAAGATTACTGTAGAGTCATGTATTTCAGATACATATACTAAATAGGAGTTTTATTATGAATACATTATTATTTACAATAATTATGTCATTAAGACAAGATGAATTAACACCTTTAATAGTCAGATTGATGAGTATTTCATTAGTAGCTTTAATGGATTTAAGTTTTGCTTATTTTATAGTAAAGGCAGTGTCATGAAATATACTAATCAAGAGTTAATTGACATGTTTAGAGAACAAACAACTTATATTAAGTTTGGAGAATTTATTTCGGCACTTCAAGAAAAGGAGAGGGAAAATGACTCCTAAATATGAGATACACGATTTGGTTGTTTATAATGATAAGGGAACCATCGTCCCAGCTTTCATAACCTATATAAATATCAATGTTATGATGTATGATACAGTAGTTATGTATAGTTTGTCAACTGGTGAATGTATTGAAGAAAGTGATTTACTAAGAGTAGTTGATAAAGAATATATAAATCAATTACTTAATAAAGAAAAGTTTGTGGAGGTTGATTTTGAAAAGTTATGATTTAGCTTTATATTTAATAATTATTATAGCAGTGAGACTTTTATTAGAACATTTAACATTTTAAGGAGTTACCATGAGAAAGATTAAACTAACACCTCTTGATAGAAAGAAAGCTGAAGCCTTTGCTGATGCTAGATGTGGTGAAGACCAATCACTTTATGAATTCCGAGGTGGTTTTAAACGTGAAGATATTCTTTGTGGTGCTCTAGGTGAATTAGCAGTATATAAGTTATTGAAATCTATTGGTCTTAAAACTAATAAACCTGACTTCACAATACATGAAAAAGGGCAAAAGTCTCACGATGCTGATCTTCATGATGGTTTTAATCATTTCCATGTTAAATGTCAAACCATGAGAAGTGCTAAGAAGTACGGAGAATCCTGGTTAATGCAACGTAGAGATCCTATTGTACAAAATCCTCAACAATACAACTACATAGTGCCGTGTGTTGCTGATTTAATTAACAATGAGGTTAAGATTTACGGATTATTTCATGTTCCAAGTGTCCATAAATATGATTGTTTCTCCGAATGTAAGGTTTGGTCATTTAGGAAGTATAAGGTAGCGATATATAACGAGACTTTACAAGAGCTGTCAAATAGTATAAAATGGGGATTCCTGAAAAGAAAATTAAAGGAGAAATTTGCATGAAACGAAGTGATATGATAGATAGGTTGTGTGAAGTTGAATCTCTCTTAGAGGACTTTAATACTCCCTTCTTTGAAAAAGCTGTAGCAATACTTCTAATATTTGAAGAAGCAGGTTTCCTACCACCAGCAAAATCAAGGGTATATCTATTAAAGAATCCTGCTGAAGCCGCTGCCCTGGTTGAAGTATTAAAGCAACATGATTGGGAGGATGAGCAATGATTGATGATATTATGGAAGAATATGATGAAGCTTTGACTGAATTAGCTAAAACTGACACTCAAGCTAAAAGATTTAATGCAGGTAAAGCAGAAATAAGCCAGGTACCGACATCCTTAATTAAGGCAACTGCTGAAGTTATGATGTTCGGTGCAACTAAATATGGTAAGAATAATTGGAAGAAAGGTATGCCATTAACCAGTATTTATGATTCATTACAACGACATCTCATGGCATGGCTGGATGGTGAAAACCTAGATTCGGAATCAGGGCTTAATCACCTTGGACATGCGGCATGTAATTTAGCATTTCTTATTGAGATAAGTAAAGATCCTAAATGGGATGATAGAGATAAGGCACAACAAAGAGCTATGTTAGAGAAGATACAAGAACTAGGAGATCCGACATGATTGGACCAATATTATCAATTATAAACAAATTCATACCAGATAAAGATGCTGCAGCTAAGGCTGCTGTTGCACTAGAAACTGAAATGACTAAACAGATGTCATTGAAAGCCAGTGTAGTTAATGCTGAAATATCTAATGGCTCCGGTAAATGGAGACCTAGAGCAATGAATATATTTCTTGCAATGCTTTGTATTCATTACGCTTTGTATGATATAGCACCATGGATAATAACAGTATTTGAAATTAATGTATGGATACCTCAAGACCCTGGTTTTAC